TTCTTTCCTAACTGCATGAAAGATGATGAACCGAAAAGAGCCAGAGATAAATCTGGAAAATTAAAAGCAGATGACAAAAAAACTCCCAACGTGAACGAGGCTTGGGTGGGTGGAAAGGCTCCCCCTAAGAAACGTGGAAGACCAAGAAAAGTAAAAAAATGAACTGCTGGTATTGCTCTACAGAGTTGATATGGGGTGCAGATCACGACATAAGTGAAGATGACAGCGAGTTCTGTATGGAAACAAATTTGTCCTGTCCCAACCCTGACTGCAACGCTGAGGTAACCATGTATTTGCCAAAACATAATGATGGCGAAAACTGTAACTAGGGTATATTATCTGAAGGGATGTTAATCTCCCTTCATCCCCGGAGGGTAGAGCGTGTCCTTTCCGCTCCCCTCCGTCATTTTATGCAGGAGTTAATGAATGAATGATCTGGCTCTGGTAAAAGCAAGGATAAGTTCTTTGCCGTTACAGGACCAAAAAGAGATGCTGGATCTCATCATGGAGCTTGAAGAGGCAAAAGAGAAAGAAGCCTCTCGTTCTGACTTCCTGACCTTTGTCAAAAAAATGTGGCCTGCCTTTATTGGTGGTAGGCACCACAAAGTTATGGCAGATGCTTTTGAGCGTGTGGCAAACGGTGAGTTGAAACGTCTGATAATCAACATGCCGCCAAGACACACCAAGTCAGAGTTTGCATCATATCTGTTTCCGGCTTGGTTTTTAGGCAGGTATCCAGAAAAAAAGATCATTCAGACTGCACACACGGCAGAACTTGCTGTAGGATTTGGCCGTAAAGTCAGAAATCTGATAAGTCAGGAAGACTTTCAGTCAGTGTTTCCGGGCATAGAGCTGTCTTCGGACTCGAAAGCTGCCGGAAGATGGAATACAAACAAGCGTGGAGACTACTTTGCTATTGGTGTGGGTGGTGCAGTTACTGGTAAAGGCGCTGATGTCCTCATTATCGATGACCCGCACTCGGAGCAGGAGGCGGCACTGGGGGCTTACAACCCAGAAGTCTATGAGAAAGTCTATGAATGGTACACATCAGGGCCAAGACAGAGACTTCAGCCGGGGGGAGCCATTATAATTGTGATGACAAGATGGTCTACAAGAGACCTGACAGGCAAAATTATCAAATCAGTGACCCAAAAAGAGGGTGTTGATGACTGGGAAGTCATAGAATTACCTGCAATCATGCCATCTGGTGACCCTTTGTGGCCTGAGTTCTGGCCTTTAGACCAGTTAGAGTCGCTGAGAGCCGAACTTCCCGTTGCAAAATGGTCTGCACAGTACCAACAAGACCCAACATCGGAAGAAGGTGCGCTAATTAAGCGTGAATGGTGGAGAGAATGGGAAAAAGACAGCCCACCACCTTGCGAAGCCATCATACAAAGCTGGGATACGGCGTTTTTGAAGACACAAAGAGCAGATTACAGCGCTTGTACCACTTGGGGCGTGTTTTATTGGCCTGATGATGACGGAAAAAGCCAGCCAAACCTGATTTTACTGGACGCATACAAAGAAAAACTGGAGTTTCCTGATCTGAAACGTGCAGCTTACGATAAATACTGGGAATATGAGCCGGATCAGATGATTGTTGAAGCAAAAGCCGCTGGTTCTCCGCTAATTTTTGAGCTTCGCGCCATGGGAATACCGGTTACAGAGTTCACACCTTCGCGTGGACAGGATAAGATAGCTCGTGTAAACGCTGTAAGTGATTTATTTGCCAGTGGTGTGATATGGTGTCCTGCAACAAGATGGGCTGATGAAGTTATTGAAGAGTGTGCGGCTTTTCCAACAGGCGATCATGATGACCTTGTTGACTCTACAACACAGGCTCTTCTTAGATTCAGGCAGGGCGGCTGGATAAGATCATCAATGGATGAATGGGATGATGAACCCAGTTACAGGAGACCAGTTGAATACTACTAATGGTGCAAACGCTTCATAGCTGGTATAGTGAAACAAACATCACTAGAAGGGTGACCCAAAATGGCTGTTGAAAAACCTCTAAATCCAATGCCTTCAGGAGAAGAATCCGAAGAGGTGCAGATAGAAGTTGTAAACCCGGAGGCTGTATCTGTAACAACAGAAGACTCAGCCATGCTGATTGATTTCACCGGAGACGTTGCAGATGAAATCATGGGTCCAGAGCATGATGCTAATTTAGCTGAATATCTTGAAGAAGCAGAGTTACAATCACTTGCAGCAGATCTGATCGAAGATTTCAACTCAGACAGAGAGTCAAGAAGGGACTGGGCAAGATCCTATGTAAAAGGACTCGATCTATTAGGCATGAAGATTGAAGAGAGGACACAGCCTTGGCAGGGTGCTTCAGGTGTGTTTCATCCGATACTTACAGAGGCAACCGTGAGATTTCAGGCACAGGCCATGGGAGAGATCTTTCCGGCTTCTGGCCCTGTTCGCACCAAGATCATGGGTAAAAAAGATCAGGACAAACTAAAACAGGCAACAAGAATAGAAGATGAAATGAATTATCTCCTGACAGAGGAGATGACAGAGTATCGTGATGAAACAGAGCAGATGCTTTTCAGACTGCCGCTTGCAGGATCATCTTTCAAAAAGGTTTATTATGATCCTCTGATGGAAAGACCATGTGCCATGTTTGTGCCAGCAGAGGATTTTGTTGTCTCCTATGGCGCATCAGACCTTATGACCTGCCCTCGCTACACACATGTCATGAAGAAAACGCCAAACGAGATTAGAGAGCTACAGGTAAACAATTTTTATCTGGATGTAGATCTGCCAGAGCCTCAGCCTGATTATTCTGACATACAGGAAAAGTATGATGAGATAGAAGGTGAGACAGCGGTTGTCGAGGATGATGACAGGCACACGTTACTGGAGATGCATGTCGATGTAATCATGCCTGAGCCGTTTGATGATCCTGATGAGATAGCAAGGCCGTACATAATAACAATAGACAAATCATCAGAAACCATATTGTCCATAAGGAGAAACTGGTATGAGGGTGACCCTAAAAAGAAAAAACGTCAGCACTTCGTACATTACAGATATCTTCCGGGCCTTGGCTTCTATGGCACGGGGCTTATACATCTTATTGGCGGCTTGGCTAAAAGTGCTACCAGCATTCTTCGTCAGCTTATCGATGCGGGTACGCTCTCTAATCTCCCTGCTGGTCTCAAAGCTCGCGGTCTTCGTATTAAAGGTGATGATTCGCCTCTCATGCCGGGTGAGTTCAGGGATGTGGATGTTCCGGGCGGTGCAATTAGGGATTCGATTGCATTCCTTCCTTACAAGGAACCCTCCTCAGTGTTATACCAGTTGCTTGGAAACATCGTTGAAGAGGGGAGAAGGATTGGCTCCGTTGCGGATGTACAAGTTGGAAACCTCAACCCGCAAGCCCCAGTAGGAACAACGCTCGCTTTGATGGAGCGAAGCATGAAAGTTATGTCTGGTGTTCAGGCAAGGCTACATGCATCTCTGAAAAACGAATTAAGACTTCTTGCAAAGATTATCAAGGATTATATGCCGCCTCAGTATTCGTATGATCTTGATGGTGATTTTAACAGACAAGATGATTTTGATGGCAGGATTGATGTCATACCTGTATCTGACCCGAATGCTGCGACTATGGCACAAAGAGTTGTGCAGTATCAGGCAGCATTACAGCTTGCACAGCAGGCACCACAATTATACGACATGGGCAAACTGCACAGACAAATGCTTGAAGTTCTGGGAATAAAGGATGCACAAGAGCTTATTAAACTGCCAGATGATGTAAGGTCATCAGATCCTGTAACAGAAAACATGGCGATCTTAAAACAAGAGCCTGTAAAAGCGTTTAAGTATCAGGACCATGAGGCGCATATTGCGGTTCATCTAGCTGCGGCGCAAGATCCAAAGCTAAAAGAGATTGTCGGTCAGTCACCTTTTGCCGGTGCGATACAGGCAGCCATATCAGCTCACGTTACAGAGCATGTGGCGTTCCAGTATAGAAAAGAAATAGAAAAGAATCTTGGCGTTGGTATGCCGGATGAAGACGCACAGTTGCCGGAAGATGTAGAACTAGAGCTAAGTAGGTTGGCCTCACAGGCGGCTGAAAAACTGCTTCGCAAAGATATCGCTGAGATGCAGCAAAAAGAAAATATGAAAAAGCAGCAAGACCCTCTTACAATCATACAGCAAAAAGAGATTGCCTTGAAAGAGGCTGAGTTTGTTCACAAAAAAGAAATGGATATTGCCAAACTTCAGGCAGATATGCAGTCAAAGTCTCAAAACATTGAGCTACAAAAAGATCGTCTTGAGTCCGAGGATCAAAGAGCTGGTGCTAAACTAGGTGTCCAGTTAGCAACAGAACTGGACAGAGCAAGGCAGAATGAAATTGCCGAAGGGACAAACATAGGTTTGGAAATAGCAAGGGAGCTGGCAAACAGTAACAATGAAAATGGAAAACAATGATACGATATATTCTCCTATTAAAGCAAAAGTCAGGGAGTATATGAATGCTCTCGCTGACCATATGGCCTGTGGTGGGTGCAAATCCTTTGAGGAATACAGAGAAGCGGTCGGTAAAGTTGATGCCCTCGCTCAGGTCGAAAGGGACATTCTTGACCTTGAAGAAAGATTCATTAACGACTAGGGGTTCCGAAATTAGAAAGTGTGTAGTATATTGTGAAGAATACTACCTACAGGGATGTCCCTGCAAGGCGCTGTGAGCCTATAAACCGCTGCAAAAGGAAGACAGATGTACTCTGCAACCAAGGAAGTCAACAGAGATGTTGCATTAAAGATCCCAGAACCCTCTGGGTATAAACTCTTAATAAAACCACTTGAAGTCAAAGAGAAAACCGACTCTGGCATCTATATGCCGGATGCGCTGAAAAATGCAGAGCAAACTGCGTCAGTGCTTGGTTTTGTCGTAAAGGCTGGGCCTGATGCGTACAAGGATTCTGACAAGTTTCCTAATGGTCCATACTGCAAGGAAGGCGACTTTGTTATCTTTCGTTCTTACTCAGGAACAAGATTTAAGATAGACAAGCAAGAATTTCGTCTTATAAATGATGATACGGTCGAGGCTGTTGTCGATGACCCAAGGGGATATTCAAGAGCATGAACGAAGCACAAGAAAAAGTTACCGATAACTTACAGGAAGAAATTAACTTTGAAGAGGCTGGTGATTCAGCGTTTGAGGTCGAGGTTGTAGAAGATACTGCCCCAGAGGACAAGCCAAGAACCGAAGCCACTGATGAGTCTAACATTCCTGACGATCAGGAAGTGGCAAACTATAGCAAAGATGTTCAGAAAAGGATTAACAAGCTAAAGTTTGAGTATCATGAGGAAAAGAGGCGAAAGGAAGAAGCCTCTAAACTTCAGGAAGAGGCCATCACATACGCTAAAAAATTATCTGAAGAAAATGAAAGGCTAAGAAAAGCGCTAGAGGATGGCGAAGGGGTATTGTTAGATCAGGCCCGTGGTCGCGTTGATGCGGAGCTAGATAAAGCTAAAAACGCATACAAAGCAGCTTATGAAACTGGAGATCCAGATGCTTTGATAGCGGCACAGGAGAGCCTGACAAAATTACAAAATGAAAAATATAGGGTTGATACATATAAGCCGCAGAAAAGACAGGCCGTAACACCTGCGGCACCGCCAGCTCAGGAGCAAGCTCCAGAAATAAAGAAGCCGGATCAAAAGGCTTTGGACTGGAATGCTAAAAATGAGTGGTTTGGCAATGATTCCGAAATGACTGGCTACGCCTTTGGCGTTCACGAAAAGCTAGTAAAAGAAGGCGTTCACACATCTAGTGATGAGTATTATCAAAAGATCGATGAAGCCATGAGAAGAACTTTTCCAGACAAGTTTGATGTGCAAGAAGTAGAGGAAGAAGCACCTGTACGTCAAACTGGTTCCGTGGTTGCCCCCCAAAGCCGGAGTGCAAAAAAACCACGCAAGGTGCAACTAACCTCATCAGCGGTCGCGCTCTGCAAAAGAATGGGAATAACCCCTGAGCAATACGCTGCACAAGTCTTGAAGGAGTCTTCAGATGTCAGATAGAAGCCCACGCAACAATAAGTCTCGTGAAAAATTCGAGCGTCCTAAAACTTGGCAACGTGCTAGTACGTTACCTGTCCCCGAACCCAGAGAAGGCGTAAGCTACCGATGGATTCGCACATCAACCATGGGTCAGAGTGACAATACAAATGTATCGTCCAAGTTCCGTGAAGGCTGGACACCTGTCAAAGCTGACGATCATCCTGAATTGCAAGTGCTACCTGATATCGATTCCAGATTTCAGGGCAATGTTGAGGTTGGAGGATTGCTACTTTGCGAAAATTCAACCGAATATGTCGAGTCTCGTAATGATGCCCACAGAGAAATGAATCAGTCGCAGATCGATTCAGTGGACAATAATTATCTGAGGCAATCTGATAGTCGTATGCCTGTTCTGCAACCAGAACGTAGTACGAAAACAACATTTGGCAAGTAACCTGAGCAGGGAGCTTGCCGTAGATTAGAAGGAGGGACAGAAATGTCTGCTACCGCTGCTCCCTTTGGATTACGTCCGATGGGCAATTTGGGTGGGAACTTCAACGGTTCGTTCCGTCAATACCCAATCCTGTCTAGCGAATCCACAAGGATTTGTTACGGTGACATCGTCAAACTAACTGACGCTGGAACCACCACCACCATTCAGAAAGATACGGGTACTACTTCAGCTACCCCGATTGGTATCTTTCTTGGATGTCGTTTCATTGATGTAAGCACAAAGCAGCTTACATTTAGTCAACAATGGTCAGGTGCCGCTCATACAGAGGGCATGGCTTATGTTGCTGATGATCCTAATATCCTGTTCGCAATTCAAGCTGACGGCACCGTCAATGATGACGATATCGCAGCTAACTGTGCGTTGGTTCAAGGTACATCATCCTCAACATTGAGCATCTCTCGTGTGTCTTTGGACATCAGCACAGCAGATAATACCGCAGCTCTACCAATAAGAATCGTAGATTTCTTAGGTGGATTTGACGGTGATGAAAAGGGAACAGCGTTCCCAATCATGGTGTGTAAGTTCAACACTGGTCATCAACTCGGAATCGGTGTCGTTTCTGGCAACGCTCCGTCAGCAGCTTAGGAGGATTGAAGTATGGCTATTTCAAGAGCGCAACTCCTCAAGGAGCTACTGCCCGGTTTGAATGCACTGTTTGGTTTGGAGTACGAGAAGTACGAAAACGAACATGCAGAAATCTATGAGACTGAAAACTCAGAGCGTAGCTTTGAGGAAGAGGTCAAACTCTCAGGCTTTGGTGCTGCACCAGTTAAGCAAGAGGGCGCACAGGTTTCTTTCGACACCGCGCAAGAGTCATTCACAGCCCGATATAACCATGAAACCGTTGCAATGGGTTTCTCGGTTACTGAGGAAGCTATGGAAGACAATCTTTACGATGCATTGTCTGCTCGTTACACCAAAGCCCTTGCACGGGCTATGGCGTATACTAAGCAGGTCAAGGCTGCTTCACTGCTGAACACAGGTTTTGATACCTTCCAGTCAGGTGATGGCGTGACATTGTTTAATGCAAGTCACCCAACAGTTGCTGGTGGTACAAATGCCAACCGTCCATCAGTCGCAGCAGACTTGAACGAGACATCGCTAGAAGATGCCGTTATCAACATCGCAGCTTTTGTTGACGAGCGTGGTCTTTTGATCGCTGCTCGCCCACGCAAGCTGATTGTTCCACCCGCATTGATGTTTGTTGCAACACGCTTGTTACAGACAGATCTGCGTACAGGAACTGCCGATAACGATCTGAATGCAATTCGTTCCAACGGTTCAATCCCAGAAGGGTATCGCGTCAATCACTACCTGACTGACACAGATGCGTTCTTCGTCACAACGGATGTGCCAAACGGAATGAAGCATTTTGTGCGTACACCAATGTCAACAATGATGGATGGTGACTTCGACACAGGCAATGTTCGTTACAAGGCTCGTGAGCGTTACAGCTTCGGTGTCTCAGATCCTTTGGGCATCTATGGCTCACCGGGCGCTGACTAACATGAATTTACAATAAATTAAAAGGACGGCTTCATAGTCGTCCTTTTTTTTGTTATACTGTTTTAAACCCTGACAGCCGCATCCTGTGGCTGACACTAGCCAAGACAGGAGTTTCACATGGCTACTACCACTTTTAACGGAGCAGTACGTTCCGAAAATGGATTTAAAGTTGTATCCAAGAATGCAACTACTGGCGCTTTTACAGAGCAAATCAATTCAACAAGCAGCGGTGTTTTAGAGGTACAGAAGGTCGCAACTTCTGGTCGTGATAACATTGTGGCAGCGGGAACAACCGTTGGCGCGAACAACGCCAGTTTAGGCACAGCAGCTACAATCTTTAATATTACACCAAATGCACATGGATCTGGAATTGCCAATGCAGCTATCAACACCTTTATAAACAAGATTGGTGGAGACATTGTCACAACCATTCTTATCGATCTTCACGGTGGATTGGCATCAGGCGGCGCTGCCGATGATGTTATCGGAACTGATGGTGGCGCAGCAAACGCTTATATCGCAGAGTTAACAAAAGAAGTTAACGGCATACCTTACAAGTTAGAGTTTATCTGTCTTGAGGTTCCAACTGGCGGTGACCCAGATATCAATCTGGTTTGTTCTGCAACAGGTACAACGGCAGAAAATGCTGCTGTAACAAGCGGAACAGTTCTGTTTAACAATGGTGACCTAACACTTGGCCTTCATAACGAAGCAGATGCAGGTGCAACATTGGCAGCTTTGACTAAAAAGTTTTTGTATCTGACATCAGGAGATGCAACAGAGGCAGCTTACACCGCAGGAAAAATTGTAATCAAAATCCATGGTGCAGCTTTTGACTTTGCTAATGGCTAATATTAACAGAGAGGGGACTACCCCTCTCCTTTCTTAAAGGAGATTGATATGGGCCATTCAGATATACAATCCATCATGATAACAGCAGATGCGAATGCTGCTGATGATGATTCCGTTCTAGAGGCAGCTCGTCCTAACACGACAGCGACTCTTGATGGAGCGGATACTAGTGGGGGTGTAGCCACGTTCACCGGAGCGCAGTTGATCAATGTCACAACTACAGGAACCGGAGACAACGGCAAGACCGTCACTCTTACAGGCACTGATGTTAATGGTGATACACAAACAGAGGTTATAACACTCACTGGGTCTGCTACAGGACACTCTAGTACAAAGTTTTTTAGAACCGTAACAGGAGCAGAGCTGTCTGCACAGCCAGCAGCAAATATCAAAATAGGCCACCTTGCCACTACAGTTAAGGATGTAATCTTTGCTGGACGGGCAAGAATCAAAGGTGTTTTGATTGTCAACTCTGCAACAGCGGGAACAATGGACTTTGTGGCTGGTTCTGTAACAGGAACAAGTCAGTTAAAGCTGAGAAGTATAGCGGATGATGAAACGTCAAGAGACATAACCATACCTGAGCATGGGATATTGTTCGAGGGTGGTGCGTTCCTGTCATATACATCAGCCACCTTTGCTTTCATGACAGTGTTCTATGCCTAGGAAAAAAGAAAAACCGATCAAAACATCGGTTAAGTCAGGTAATTTCCGTCCCACAAAAAAAGGGGCGGGGATGACTGCCAAGGGTGTTGCGGCATACAGAAGGGCAAACCCCGGAAGTAAGCTCAAGACAGCCGTCACAGGCAAGGTAAAGCCCGGTAGTGCGGCGGCAAAAAGGCGTAAGTCGTTCTGTGCTAGATCTGCCGGACAAATGAAAAAGTTTCCGAAGGCGGCAAAGAACCCAAACAGTCGTTTGCGTCAAGCTAGGAGAAGATGGAAATGCTGACACCTCAGTTTATTGCAGGGACTGTATTTGTAGCGTTTGTGGGTGCCTGCGTTACGGGCCTTACATGGATATCTTCCACTCTCATAGATGTGGATAAAAACGTGGCTGTTGTTAATCTAAAGGTTGATGTCAATAGTCAGAAGATAGATGAACTTCACGTTATGCTCCGACCAATGTGGGAAGAGTTTACAGGGAGAACCTACGATGACAATCTCGCGAGCTACCATGAAGCAGCAGCTAAAGGGGAATAGAATGAAAAAGAAGATGAAAAAGAAGCCAGTAACTAAGGCATTTATGGGCCTTCTTACGTCAAAGCCATCCCTTAAATTTATGAGAGACAAGGGCATTATTTCAGGTGGCGCTCTTGGTTTGGGGCCGTTGGCAGCTAAAGCACTAAAAAAGAAAAAGAGGGGAGCTGGATCTCCGGCAGCGCAAGCGCCTCAAGGAATGACAGCCACACCAATGGCAGCGGCAACACCACTGAAAGGTGGCGGCGGGGTAAAGATTCAAAAAATACCTCCAGCTCTAGCTTTTGATCTTCGTAAAGAAAAGCCAGTCACTGCTGGGCCAAGAGAGGGGGCGATGACACCGCAGGGTATAAGAGGACCGTATAAGAGAACCCCATTTGCTAAAATGAATAAGGGCGGCATGGTAAAAAGAAAAAGATCTATTGATGGCATAGCGCAACGAGGCAAGACAAGGGCTAAGTAATGCCAAGGAATTATTCATCTGAGTATAAAAGGTATCAATCAAAAGCCTCTCAGAAAAGAAATCGAGCAGGCAGGAACGCAGCTAGAAGAAAGATGACTGCTGCTGGCAAGGTTAGAAAAGGTGATGGCAAAGATGTGGCTCACAGGAACGGCAACCCGAATGACAATCGCCGTTCTAATTTAAAAGTTGTATCGGCTGCGAGGAACAGATCGTTTAGAAGAACATCAACTTCGCGCAAGGCAAATAGGAGATCGTAATGAGAGCAGCTAAAAACTTATGTCCAAAACCCAAAAAGCCTGTTGCCATGAAGTCTGGTGGCGAGGCCA